TGCTAGTGATATATTTTTTCTATGTTCTAAAGTATGTTTTTTACCTTTTCTATTGTTAATCTTACTGAAATATCCAGGTGGTTTTTCTTTTGCAACTTTTCTCGCTGTATCAATGATAAATTGCTTACCATTCTTCTTTAAATTTCTTTCATAATAACTACCACTATCTGCTATATTTTCTTTAGAAGTTGCCCAATATAAATGTTTAGGGTTAGCACATTTAGCATTGTTGCAAGCGTGTGCTAGTAATACATTTACACCATCTTTATTTCTTAATGGTATATTTGTATCTAATACGTGTGCTAACAATCCTTTTAAGTAATAACTATAACCTGATTGTCTGTATTGTGTTTCAAATATTCTTTCAATACACTTATCTTTTAAATTTAAATGAGATTGTCTAATATCTTTTGGTTGTTCCATATATTCTTTTGTAATAGTTATCATTATTTCCAATACGTATTAAAACCAAATACTATTCTTTCATCACTTTGATTAATACTAGGTCCTGAACCGTGCATTAAATAACTCGGCCACATTACCAATAATCCTGTTTTAGGTGTTAGTTCATAAGTTTCTCGGTGTGGAGAAATTGCTGTTGGTGACATAGGAGTAAGTGGATTCTGAAAGACTAACTTGCTATCATTTCCATTTGCTTTTAAATATACAACACCAGAAACAACTGAATTAGGATGATTATGAAAATCTAATGTACTACCTTTATTTTGTATATTAACCCAAGATTGAGCCAATCTTTGATTAGGTACATAAACTTCCTTCATAATTTTATCTGCTATATCTTTATGAAAATCTAAAATGTTAGGTTTTTGTTCTTGCATAGCAACATATGTTGATTTAGCATTCCCTTTAAAGAAATCATAATCTAATAAATCTGCTTTGTTTATACTAGTAATTAATCTATCTATTTCATCTTGATTTAAAAAATCTTCTTGCGTGTGTACATCTATTGTAAAAATTGGTTTGTTTATCATACTTTAAAATCCGAAAACTTATCGTAAGCGATATCTTTTTGTTTCGGAACCTCCTCCTTTTGGTTTGAATCTACTATGTTTTGTGCTTGTTGTCCTACATCATACAATCTCATTTTGGCTCTATCAACACCTATAATAAATGACCTATTAATTCCTGGGTCGTTATATCTATTCTTCAATTGTTTAATCTTTAACTGTCCTAATGCTTCTAAATCATCATTTGATATTATTGCAAACATAAAGTCTGCTGTTGCTGGTAATCCAAAACTTTCTGCTGTATCTTCTAGTCCTATGTCTGTACTCATAAATCCAGTTCTTGTTGTTTGTGTAGCAGAAAACAATGGTACATTAAATTCTACTGCAAGTCCTCTTAATTCTTCTGCAATTGCTTTGATATAGAAATAAGAACCTATATTACCACCTTTAAATCTACTTGACGCACATATATTTAAATAATCTATGAACACTACATCTGGTTTAAAACTTTTCTTTAATGAAAGTTCATTAAACAATGCTCTAAAGTGTCCACTATGAGCAGACGCTGTTGGATATTCTTTAACAATTAATTTACCACCAGTCTTTTGTCTTATCTTCTCTATCTTATTATCATATAAATCTTTTGGCATTGTATGTAAATCGTCCATAGTTACATCTAATAAGTTTGCGTCAATTCTTTCAGCAATTCTTTCTTCTGCCATTTCTAAAGTTATATATAAAACATTTAAACCTTGTGCCAAATAAGCACTTGCACAATGACACATAAACAAAGACTTACCTACACCTGTACCTGCCAATGCAATATTCAAAGTCTTACTAGGAATACCACCTTTGGTTATTCTATTCATATAATCTAAATCAAATTGATATTTTGTTTCTTTAGTATGATACCATTTAAATCTATCATCAGCGTCTTCTATATAATCGTGACCAATATGTTGGTCAAAAGATACTGCTAATGCGTCTGCTAATATACTAGGTATTGCTTCTGGAGTTCTCTTACTATCTTTCTTATCTAAAATTCTAATACCATCTAATACAGCATTATGTACTGCTTTATCTTTACAAAATCTTTCAGTTGTATCTAACAACCATTGTGGATCGGAATCTATTTTACCTATAGAATTAACATAATCATTTAATTGAATATGTTCCTCTTCATTAATATCTTTTCTTTGTCCTAATTCTATTAAGATTGATTCTTTTGTTGGAAGATTATTATATTTCTCTACAAATTTATATATTTCTGTAAATAAAATCTTTTCAGTTCTTAAACCAAAGTAATCTTCTTTTAAAAAAGGTAATACTTTTCTAGCATAGTCTTCTTGATAGAAGAGATTATTTAATATAGTTGTTTCTAATCTTTCGCTCATACGTAATGCAAATAACTTCCTATTATATATTTAGGTTCTTTTATTGGTTTATGTCCTATATGTTTATAAGTCCACAAAGGTGGAAACATTAATAATCTACCTGCTTTTGGTTTAACTTTCATATCATATTCAGGAAAAGAAGTATGACCTTCTATATTATCTTTTAAATATAAAAAGAGTACAAGAAATCTTTTTGCACTTGCATAATCCATAACATCAACGTGTTCTTGAAATTCATCTTCCTTATTAACTTCATATTTCTTAAAACGTATTTGTTCAAAACCAAATTTATTCGGCCATTGTTTTAATCTATCTATATTATTATCTTCACAATACTTATCAACATATGGTCTCAATACTTTATATACTATGTCCACATATTCTTGCCAATCTGAATGTAAATTTATATTAATTTCTGTAAAAGACCTATGACCTTTTAATTGTGTTTTAGTCCATTGATGTTTTGAATCTTCAAACTTATCAACCAAGTGTTGACATTGATTTGGTTCTAATACATCATCATAAACATTAATATAATTTTTATTTTCCACTTTTCACTTTCTCATCTAATAATTCTATCAACAAGTCGCCAATATAATTTACAAATTCTTTATTATCTGGATCCAATTTCTCTTCTGTAGGATTTAATCTAACAGTAAAATCAAACTTCATAGATTTAGTACCATCAGGATTTTCATCCTTTCCAAATTCTACTTTACCATAGTGAAAAATTACTCCTCTATACTTACCTTCGGTAAGTTTTATACAGGAAAAATCTTCACCATCCTTTTGAGCAAAGGTGTATCTTTTATTCTTCGTCTGATCCGTATGTAAATTTTTGGTTTGCGTGTTCATCTATTTTATCTAATACTTCTTTTGTAAAATACTTTTCTGGTTCATCATTGATTGTTTTACCAAATACTTTAGAACCATCAGGCATTTCATATCTTGTTGATACTTTCTTAAAGATACCTGCCTCTTCACCAAGTTGAAGAAGACCATAATACTTATCTAGTCCTTTTTTATAGGTTAACTTAACATCAATTTGAGAATTTTCTTTTGTGATTCTTGACTTATATGTTTTGCAATGAATAATATTACCAACTACTTCTGTACCGATTTTTTCTTTTCGTTTACCTAGATAGATGATTGTTGAAGCAGCGTATTTCAATCCTGAACCGCCGCCCATTTCTTTTTGTGGGAACATAGAACCAATAACATCATATGTGTGATTGGTCATTAACATAGGAACACCTGCTTGTCCTAGTTTAAGTGTTAAAACTCTAAATGTAGATTTGACAATTTGTGACCTTGTCATATCTCTTGTTTCTTTACCCTCTCCTGTGTCTGTCATTTCTTTTGTAGTAGATAACATACCTAAACTATCTAATACAAACATTAAAGGTTGTCTGTCTTTTGGGTCTTGTTCTAAATACTTGTCTAAAATTTTTATTGCCTGTGTTCTAAATTCTTGTACAGTTGATACTGGTACTACTACAACTCTTTTACTATCAACACCTCTCGCCTCTATCATATCTTTTGATACTGCGTTTTCTGATTCAAACAAGACTACGCCTGCGTCTTTGTCTTTTTCTAAATAATTTTTTAAAATACCTAATGCGAAAAATGTTTTACCAGTTGCTGCCTCACCTGCAATTGCTGTAATTCTATTGCCTGGCAACCCACCGTAAATTGAACCTGATAGAAGAGCATTAAAAGAATAAGAACCTGTATCTATAAATGAAGATACATCACCTGCTGTGATTCCTTCACTTGCTAAACTAGCACATTCATTTCCTGTTTCTTTAATTATTTCTTTTAGAAAGTCTTTCATATTCGTCCCACTCTTTTTCTGTATAACTTATTATATACCATTTGATGTTGTTAATATAACATAATTCCTTCACCGAGTCAAGTTCGGTTGGTAGAAAATTTGTGCTAATGTAATCATTATATCTTTTATATACTGTTATTCTCACGATACTTTTTCCATCCTAAAGGTATATACCATAGTATAATAACTATCGGTAT